TCATCAAAGAGTGGTTCAACCGCCACCTGATCCTGCGGGCCAGCCCCTCCCCCGCCGACATGGCCGACTGGCTCAACCAGCTGCACGCCGTGGCCGAAGAGTGCCAGCACTTTGTTCCGGTGCAGGCGGCCTCCAACTCCCGCAACGAGAACGGCGAGGTGGTCTTTGGCATGAACGACGCCTCCGGTGTGTTCGCCACCTGGCCCGGCACCCTGGGCATCGCGGCGGCCGTCCTGGGCGAGGACGGCGACACCGCCCTGATCGACAAGTTTGCCGACTGCATCCGGCGCGAGTGGGCCGCCTGCGGCCTGCGCAAGGGCTATATGTACATGGCCGACTGCGTCAGCGATCCCCGCTGGCAGCGCACCTTCGGCACCTTCGGCGAGGACCCCGAGCTGATCGAGAAGATCTTTGAGCGGCTGATCCCCGGCATCCAGGGCGGGCCCGACGGCGTCACCCGGGACGGCGTGTCCATGACGGTCAAGCACTTCCCCGGCGGCGGCGCCCGCGAAAACGGCTTCGACCCCCACTACGCCGCCGGCCAGTGGAACGTCTACGCCACCGAGGGCTCGCTGCAGAAATACCACATCCCCACCTTCCGCCCGGCGGTCAAGTACCACGCCGCGTCCATCATGCCCTATTACTCCAAGCCGGCGGCCGCCAAGAGCGCCCCCCAGACCGACTGCGAGGGCAACGCCCTGCGGATGGACCCCTACGGCTTTGCCTACAACAAGGTCTTCATCGACGGCATCCTGCGGGGGCAGATGGGCTTTGACGGCTATATCAACTCGGACACCGGCATCACCCACAACATGAGCTGGGGCGTCGAGGCCCTGGACGTGCCCGAGCGGATCGGCTTTGCCGTCACCCAGTCGGGCGTGGACCTGATCAGCGGCCTGTTCGACAACGCCGAGGGCCGCGAGGCGTACGCCCGCGCCACCAACGGCTATTACGACACCCACCCGGTGCCCGAAGGGTTCAAAAAGGAGGACCTGGTCCTCACCGACGCCAGCCTGGACCGCGCCGTCACCCGCACCCTGACCGAGCTGTTCCAGCAGGGCATGTTCGAGAACCCCTACGCCGACCCCCGGCACGCCGCTGAGGTGGTGGCCAACGAGGACGACTGGAAAGAGGCCGCCCTGGTCCACCGGGAGAGCGTCGTCCTGCTCAAGAACCAGGACCACACCCTGCCCCTGACCACCGACAAGCTGTCCGGGGCCAAGGTCTACGCCGAGGCCTTTGCCAAGGACGCCGAAAAGGGCGCCGCCGCCACCCAGGCCCTGCGGGAGATGATCGCCCGGTTCGAGATCCACCTCACCGACGACCCCGCCCAGGCCGACTACGCCATCCTGATGGTCAGCCCCTCCTCGGGCGCGTACTTCAACGCCACCCCCGGCTATCTGGAGCTGGACATCTGCGAGGACAAGACCGTCCACGACGTGGGCCCCGACGGCAAGCCCCTGCCCCAGACCCACACCGAGACCACCCTGGCCGGCGCCAAGCGGATCCCCGCCATCGCGGCGGCGGTCCACGCCCACGGCGGCAAGGTGATCGCCAACATCAACTTCCCCCTGGCGTGGATGGTGGGCAACGTGGAGCCCTACGCCGACGCCCTGACCGCCGGTTTCGACACCTACCCCTCCGCCACCCTGGACGTGATCTTCGGCCGGTTTGCGCCGGTGGGCCGCCTGCCCATCACCCTGCCCCGGGGCGACGAGGTGCTGGCCGTCAACGCCGACGGCGTCTGCGCCAGCCCCAACGACGTGCCCGGCTACGCCAAGGACGCCTACATCGACCCGGCCCTCAAGGACGAGAACGGCAAGGCCTACGCCTACCGCGACGCCGCCGGCAACTACTACGAGCTGAAGTTCGGCCTGCGGTACTGATCGCCGGCCCCGGCCCGCACCGGCAAGATCCTTGCCGCCACCCCCATGGGCCGCTTTGGCGACAGCGCCGAGCTGGAGGGCGCGCTGCTGTTCCTGGTCAGCGACAGGGCCGCCAGCTTCATCACCGGCGTCACCCTGCCGGTGGACGGCGGCTTCTCGGCCTATTCGGGCGTCTGACCCCGCCTGAAAAAACTCCCCCGGCTGTGTGGATGCAGCCGGGGGAGCCTTTTTTGTCCGTTTTCCGGAAAAGTATGCTTTCCCGGAAAGAAAAAAGCAAGGGAGGGCAGCGCGGTTTTTCTTGCTATCGCATGGGTTATTTGTTATAATTTCAGCAGATAGCATCATCCGGGAAAGCATACCTTTCCGGACTGAAAAAGGAGGCAACATCATGCACATCAAACGATGGATCGTGCTTTCGCTGGCGGCGGCGCTCGCCACCCTCATGCTCACCGGCTGCCCCTGGGACCAGGACCGGCCCGGCGGCGGCGCATCCAGCCAGCCCGGCGGGGATGGCGTCATCGTTGTGCTGCCCGGCGGCGATGACGACGATGACGGCGGCGATGATCCCCCCGTCACCTACACCATCACCGCCAAAGCGGGCCCAGGCGGCACGGCCCAGCCGCCCTCCCAGACCGTCACCGCCGGGCAGGACGCCAGCGTCGCCGTGGCCGCAAGCGACGGCTACTGCATCCGGCAGATCACCGTGGACGGCGATGCCCGGTTTACGGCGGCGGACGCCAGCCGCACCGGCTACACCGTCCAGTTCCCCGCGGTGGATGCCAGCCACACCGTGGAGGCGTCCTTTGCGCAGGTCTACACCGTCACCGCCAGCATCGGCGAGGGCGGCACGGTCAAGTTCGGCGGCCAGCCGGTCGCAGACGGCGATTCGGCCGCGTTCCTGGCGGATGACACCCTCACCTTCACCGTCGAGCCGGAGAAAGGCTGGCAAATCGAAGGTGTCACCGCAAACGGGAGCCCGCTGACCGGGACAAACGGCTCCTACACCTACACCGTCAAAGGGGACTGCACCATTGCCGTCACCTTCCAGAAGCTGACCTACACCGTCACCGCCACGGTAAGCGGCACGGGCGGCAAGGTGTCCGTATCCTCTGAAAAGGTGGAGCACGGCGGCAGCGTCACCGTCACAGTGACCCCCGATGAAGGCTACACCGTGGACAGCGTCCGGACGGCAGACGGCACCCTCCTGACCCCCAACGAGGACGGCACCTACACCCTTGCCAACGTGACGGAAGATCAAACCATCACCGTCACCTTCCAACAGCAGACCTACACCGTCACCGCCAAAGTGAACGGCACGGGCGGCAAGGTGTCCGTATCTTCTGAAAAGGTGGAGCACGGCGGCAGCGTCACCGTCACAGTGACCCCCGAAGAAGGCTACACCGTAGGCAGCGTCCAGGACAACGGCGCGGACGTCACCAAGCAGGTGGAGAACAACACCTATACCCTTACCAACGTCACAGCCGACCACGACATCACCGTCACCTTCCAGAAGCTGACCAGTCGTACAGTCTTCACATCCGAACAGCTTATGGACTGGGCGGAGGAAGTGCGTAATGGCAATTACTCCCTTGACTGCACCCTGGCCGCCGACATCACCCTGACCGGAAACTGGACGCCGGTAGGAATAAGCTTTACTAACTCGTACACCGGCACCTTCGACGGCAACAACCATACCATCCGTGGGCTGACCGTTAAGGGAAGTGACGAGTATGCGGGCCTGTTCGGCTACATCGGCTCTGGCGGCACGGTGAAGAACGTAAAGCTGGCGGACGTGCAGATAACAAGCGATCACCAGTATGCCAATGCCGGCGGCGTGGCAGGATATAGCCAGGGCAACATTGAAAACTGCTCGGTGTCGGGCAGCGTCAGCGGAAACAGTACCTACAACAGCGTAGGTGGCGTGGTGGGCTATCAACTGGGCGGTTCCATCACCGGATGCAGCTCCTCGGCCACAGTGCAGGGAACGGGCAGTGTCGGCGGCGTGGCAGGTCAAACGAATTCTGGTGCCACCCTGACCGCCTGCTATTCCACGGGCAACGTGACCCTTGAAAGTAACAATTCAGACAACAATTATGCCGGCGGCGTGGTGGGAAGCAATTCTTTCAGCACTCTTATCGCCTGCTATGCCACGGGCAACGTGACCGGCACAGGCACCGGAACCGGCTCTATCTATGTAGGCGGCGTAACGGGAGACAATGCTTCGGGCACCCTGACCGCCTGCTATCACGCTACGGGCGATGTCACTGGAGCCTCAGGAAGCACAGGCGGCGTAACGGGACGGAACTTCAAGGACTCCATGTTTGGTGGCGGTATCATTACCGCCTGTTACTGGCAGAACGACCAAGCCCAAGGCATCGGCTACAATCAGGCAGGCACCACCGATGGAACCACGAAGGTGGACGGCGACTGGGCGAACGCCGTTACACAGATGAACGCAGCCCTGGCCGGCACAGGTTACAGCTATCAACAAGGCAACCCGCCCAAACTCAACTGAACCTTATCACCCCCCAGCCCCCGGCAAGCCCGGGGGCTTTTTGCGCCCGTTTATGGATTTTTTATGAACATCCGCCAATATTTTCCTCCATGCAAACAAAAATTATACAGAACTTCCCCAAAATTTTCCTACCGCCTTCCCCGCCGCAGTGATATACTAAAGGCAAACCTGCACACGCATCCCTGCCGCCGGGCGCGGGCCCGGCCGGCTTTGTGCGAAAGGAGTATGCTTTATGCGCACCACCACCCTGCTCACCACCGCCCGCTTTGCCAAGCACGGCGAGCCCTTTGCCCCCGTCGCCCTGCCCCATACCTGGAACGCCCAGGACGGCCAGGACGGCGGCAACGACTATTGGCGCGGCGTCGGCACCTACGAGATCGCCCTGCCCGACCCCACCGACGGCAAACGCCAGTACATCGAGTGCAAAGGCGCCAACCATGTGGCCACCGTCTACTGCAACGGCCGCCTGCTGGGCCAGCACAAGGGCGGGTTTTCCACCTTCCGCTTCGACCTGACCCCCGCCATGAAAAAGTCCGGCAACCTGCTCCGGGTGGACGTCTCCAACGCCCCCAGCGATATTTACCCCCAGACGGCGGACTTCACCTTCTTCGGCGGGCTGTACCGCGAGGTCAGCTTCATCGAGACGGCCCCCGCCCACTTTGACCTGCTCAAGGCCGGCGCCCCCGCCGTCTTTGTCACCCCCATCGTCTCGGGCACCACCCGGGTGGACCTGTTCCCCGTGGACGCCGGCGGCTGCACCGTCTCGGTGGACCTGAAGGACGCCGCCGGCTGCGTGGTGGCCTCCGGCTCGGCCCCCGCCGGGGCCCACACCGTCCTCACCCTCTCGGTCAAGAACCCCCACCTGTGGGACGGCCTGGCCGACCCCTACTGCTACACCGCCGAGGCTTCCATCCTCCGCGGCGAGGAGGCGGTGGACGCCGTTTCCGTCACCTACGGCTACCGCTCCTTCCACGTGGACCCCAACACCGGCTTCTGGCTCAACGGCAAAAACGTCCCCCTGCACGGCGTCTCCCGCCATCAGGACCGGCTGGACAAGGGCTGGGCCATCAGCCGCGCCGACCACGAGCAGGACCTCGCCCTCATCAAAGAGGTGGGCGCCAACACCATCCGCCTGGCCCACTACCAGCACGACCAGTATTTCTACGACCTGTGCGACCACGCCGGCTTCGTCCTCTGGGCCGAGATCCCCTTCATCAGCCGCTTCATCCCCGGCCAGGAGGCCCACGACAACACCCTCAGCCAGATGACCGAGCTGGTGGCCCAGAACTACAACCACCCCTCCATCTTCTTCTGGGGCATCTCCAACGAGATCCTCATCGGCAAAGACCGCGAGGACCTGCGCCAGAACCTGCGCGAGGTCAACGCCCTGGCCAAGCGCCTGGACCCCAGCCGCATGACCACCATGGCCCAGGTCACCATGACCCCCATGGAAAGCGAGCACAACACCATCACCGACGTGGAGAGCTACAACCACTACTTCGGCTGGTATTTCGGCGAGGCCGCCGACAACGGCCCCTGGCTGGACAAGTTCCACGCCATGTACCCCGACCGCTGCCTGGGCGTCTCGGAGTACGGCGCCGAGTGCATCCTCAAGTGGCACTCCGCCTACCCTGAAAACCACGACTACACCGAGGAGTACGCCACCGAGTACCACCACGATATGCTCAAGACCTTCTCCACCCGGCCCTACCTGTGGGCCACCCATGTGTGGAATATGTTCGACTTTGCCGCCGACGGCCGCGACGAGGGCGGCATCCAAGGCCGCAACAACAAGGGCCTTGTCACCTACGACCGCAAGGTCAAGAAGGACCCCTTCTACGTCTACCAGGCCTACTGGACCACCCAGCCCATGATCCACATCAGCGGCAGCCGCTTTGTGGACCGCGCCCCCGGCGAGCGGAACATCACCGTCTACACCAACTGCCCCACCGTCACCCTGACGGTCAACGGCGTTGAAGTGGGCACCCTCGAGGCAGTCGATCACTGCGCCGTGTTCCAGAACGTTGACCTGAAGGCCGGCGCCAACACCGTCACCGCCAGCTGCGGCGAGGTATCCGACACCGCCGCCTTCAACGGCGTGGCCGAGCACAACTATGCCTACGACCTGCCCGAGGGCAACGACGCCGCCAACTGGTTCGACGATCCCAAGGCCCGCGAGGCCCGCAAGCCCCTCAACTACCCCGAAGGCTTCTACTCCATCAAGGACAAGGTCACCGACCTGCTGGCCAACAGCGAGACGGCCGCCGTCATCAAAGACGTGCTGGACACCTTCTCCCACAGCAGCATGATGAGCATGATGAACTCCAGCGAGGAGGACGGCGAGGGCGGCATCATGGGCACCATGCGCCTGACCGATATGATGAAGATGGCCGGCCGCGCCTTCTCCGCCGACGTCAAGCGCCAGGTCAACGACGCCCTGACCAAGATCAAAAAGAACTGACCCTCCTGTTCACGAACCCTCCATTTCCTGTCTCCTTTCTTTTCCACTCCTCAAGAAAAGAGGCGCGCCCATCCGGACGCGCCTCTTTTCGTTTGTCTTATACGCCCCGCATGGCGTCGAACATCGCCTTGATCTCGTCGATGGTGTAGCCGCGGCTGCGCATCTTCCGGGCAAACTGCTGGTAGTCGATGCCGCTGCTGCCGGCCCCCGCGCTGTCTGTACGGGCAGCGCTGCCCGCGCTGGCCGCGCTGCTGCCCGTGCGGCTGCTGCTCCCGCTGCCGCCCGTGCTCCGGGCCTGGCTGCCCCCGGCAGAACGGCTGGCGGCCCGGGCGCTGGCCGCGGCGGCCTCCTGCTGGGCCTGGCTGCGCTTGAGGGCCCACTCCCCCTGCGCGATGGCCAGCTTCTGGCTGGTCACCTCGTTGTCAAAGCGCTGCTGGGCCAGCGCGTCCTGGTACTGCTGGGCGGCGGTGCTGTCCTCGTAGGACTGCCGGGCCAGGCTGTCCTGGCGCAGGCGCTCCTGCATCTGCTGCTCCCAGGCGGCGTCGGCGCGCGCGGCCTCAAAGTCGCGGCTGTCGGCGTACATGCTGTAGCCGGCCTGCGCCAGCCCGCTGAGCATCGAGCCCAGGCCGGTGGTGCCGCTGATGGCCATCTGCGCCACGTTGCCGATCAGCCCCAGCACGCCCATCACATTGTTGAAGGTCTGCTGGCGGCGTGCGGCTTCGGCCTCCTCCTGCTGGGTGTAGTACCCGTAGAGGTTGTTCAGGTTGGCCAGGTAGCCGGTGTACTGGGCGTAGTCCTGGGCCGCAGCGTTCTCGTAGGCTTCCTGCTTGTATTCCAGCTGGGTGTAGTAGTCGTCCAGCTGGCGGTAATAGAGGTCCTGGGCGTTCTGCTCCTGCTGGTTCAGCATCCCGATCTGGTCCATCAGCAGGTCGCCCTCGCTGGTGTAGCTGTCCAGGGCCAGACCGTACAGGGTGGGGATCACGCTGTTCAGGCCGTTCATCTGCTGCTGGTAGGCCTGCTGCGCCGCGCTGGTGGCGTAGCTGGAGCCGTATCCGCCGGTCAGGGCGGCGGCCTGGGCCGCGGCGTCGGTGCTGGCGTCGTGGGCGTTCTGCCGGTAGGCCTGGGCATACTGGCGGTAGAGCGGGTCGGACGCATAGTCGTAGGAAAATTTCTCCTGGTTCATGGCCTGATCCAGCAGGCTGTTGATCTGCCCCTGGTACTGGCTCTGATAGCCGGCGGGGCGGCTGCTCTGCCACTGCTCCAGGGCGCTGGCCGCCTGGTTCACCGCCTCGCCCGGCCGGTACTGGGCCGAGGCCAGCGCCTGTTGCACCGACGCCTTGTCGTTCAGGCCCTGGGTGCTGTAGGGGTCTTTTTTCTTGACCGCCATGGTTGGCGTCTCCTTTCTGTCACTGTCCTTCCAGACGGCTTTTCAGCCCTTCCGCAAGGTTCTCGGTGTCGATGTTCGTCAATACGTACTGCAGCTGCTCCTGCATCTGGTACAGGTAGTTGCGGATCACCCGGGCGTCCTCGGGGTCCATGCTGCTGCTCAGCCGGGGCAGGCCCAGCTTGCTCAGGCCCGCGATGCTTGCCATACGCGCTCCTCCTTTCTCACAGTCCGCCCTTTGCGGGGGCAAAGGTGCGGCTCATGCTGCGCAGGGTCATCTGGCCGGCCCCGGTCAGACGCAGCCGCAGGGTGTCGTGCCGCCGCGGCGTCAGGGGGATGCGCAGCTTTTTCGGCTCGGTGCGGGCGGCGGCCTGGGCCAGTTTTTCCCAGGGGCCGCCGTCGCAGCTGGCCCAGACGGCCAGCTCGGTGCCGGGCTGGGCCTCCAGCCGCAGCACCAGATGGGCCAGATACTTGTCCTCGCTGTCGTCCAGCCCCATCTCCCCCGTCTCCAGCCGGAACGGGATCTTCGCCTCGGCCTCTCCCCCGTCCCCGGCCAGGACGGCGTCCTCTTCCCGGGCGGGGCCGGCCGCCCAGAGGGCCGTGCCGTCCCACAGGTACAGCTGGCGCCCGCTGGACAGCATTTCCAGCTCTCCCGTCCCGCCGGGGTCCTCCTCGTGCCAGAGGCCGCGCTCGGTGTCGTAGACCAGCAGCCGGCTCCCCTCTTCCCGCTTCAGGTAGAGGTAGTACCGCCCGTCCAGCCACCCGGCGGCGGCCCGCTGGGCCCCGGTCAGGCCGCTGGGGTCCAGCGTCCCCGACACCTTCACCGGCAGGCTGCCGTCCCAGGCCATCACCCCTTCGGGCGAAAGATAATACAGCGTCTCGTTGATGACGCAGAGGCTTCCGGCGGCGTGTTTGGCCACCCCGCGGCACCGCAGGCTGCTGAGCTGGAAGTCCGAGGGCTTTGTCCCGCACAGCTTGTGCAGGCTGTTCTCTTTGAAGAACAGCACATATCCCATGCAGGTGGCCGCGCCGGTAAAGTCCCCGTCGCTGCCCACCGTCACCGCATAGCTGTCGGCGGCGGTGTTCCGGTAAGAGAACCAGTTGGTGGGGTCGCCCAGCTTGCAGGCGTAGATCACGTTCTCGCTGCCCGAGCAGCCCCACACCCGGTTGTCGCACTCGGTCAGGTAATCCAGGTCGGGCACCCGCCGGGTGCAGCGCAGGGGCTTGTCCGAGCTGTAGCTCAAATTGCTTTTGCCGTCCAGGCTGCTCCAGGACGCCTCCGTCCCGGTCTGCAGGATGCGCCCGTAAAAATGTTCCCCGCCGGGGGTGATGCGGACCATCAGCCAGTCCTCCCCCGCGTCGTAGAGGACTTTTTCCCCGTCCAGGTCCTCGCACAGGCCGGCCGCGGCGGCCGCCGTCCCCTCCACCGTCACGGTGTCCCAGACCGCGAAGTCCGCCCCGATGCCGGTGGCGCTGATCTTGCAGTAGTCCAGCGTCACCCCTGTCCACCGCTCCAGGGAGCTGCTGTAGACTTCCAGCACCCCGTCGGCGTTCCACGGGCTGGACTCCGCCTTCACTTTCAGAAAGACCTCGCCGTCCGCCGGGTCCTCCGGCTCCTCCAGGCCCCAGCGGCTCACCGTGTAGGTCTTGCCCTCGGCGTCGCAGGGGGTCATCTCCACCGATTCGCTGCTGGTCCAGGCGGCCCCCAGGGGTTTCAGGGTGCCGTCGGCGGTGTCAAAGGCCACCTTGTCGGGGAAGATCAGCACCCTGGTCCCGATGCCCACCAGGCTCTTTTTCCCCTCGGTCAGGACGCCCTGGCGCACCACCGGCTCCGCCCCGCTGTCGGGGGTGTAGGTCAGCCCGCCCCCGCCGATGAGCAAAAAACCGTTCAGATGGTACATCCCGTCGGCGCTTTCCTGGTCCCGCAGCCTGCGGCGGGGCACCCGGGTGGACAGGGCGGGGAAATCCCTGCTGGAAAAATTCCGCTCCGCCCCATACTCCGCCTCGGTGCAGCCGAAGGTCTCGTTCAGCCCGCCGAACACCCGCATCTGGCGGCGGCTGTTTTTCAGCGCGGGCAGCTCAGGCAGATACATGCCTCATCCCTCCTCACCAGATCACCTGCCGGGCCGGGGGGCGGTGGTTCCGCCGCAGCCAGGCCGCAAATTCGCCCAGCAGGGCGTTGCACCGGGTCATCTCCCCGGCATAGCGCTCGTTTTCTCCCAGCGCCGCATCCACCATCGCGCACAGGTAATGGGGATACATCCCGTCAAAGGGGAACGGCGCCAGCAGCTCGGCGCTGTCGGCCAGGCCCTCGGCCCCCAGCAGGTCGGCGCCTGTGTCCTCAAAGCCCCCGGCCCCGCCCGGCCGGACGATCCGCTCCCGGATCTCGCCGTCCTGGCGGCACAGCCAGCCTTTCATCTGGTCCTCTCCGATCCCGCAGCCCGGGCGCATGGCTCTGGCCTGCCCGATCGCTTCACCTGCCGTCATGTTCTGTTCACCTCTCTCTTTCCGGCAAGCACAAGGGGCCGGCCCCGGCTTTTTGGGGCCGGCCCTGTGCTGCATCCGTTTACTTGCCCGCGGCGTCCTCGGCGGCGGCGATGCGGGCGGCGGTCAGGTCGTCCTGGCGCTGGCTGTGCTCCAGCACCTCTGCGACGGCCCGGGGCACCTCCACCTCAACGCCCCGGCGGATCTTGTAGTTGACGCCGTTCACGCTGACGAACAGGTCGCCCTTGTAGCGGCCGTTGTCCTTGAACAGCTTGATGCGGACTTTTTCTTCAGCCATCTTTTTTCTCCTTTCCATCTCAGTTGGCGGCGGCCGAGGCCGAATAGCTGGACAGGCTCTCGATCCGCACCATGTACTGCTCCACCAGCCGCTCGGCGGCGCGCATCCCCTTCCAGCCCACGCTGGCGCGCTGGTTCAGGGGGTCGTCGCCGTAGCCCAGCTGCTTGACGATGTGCTCCAGGCCGCCGCCCTCCAGCTCGGTGACGCCGTAAGCGTGGGCCCCCAGCACCAGGGTGCCAAAGACGGCATAGCGGCCGCTGCCGTTGGCGGGGCAGGTGTCGTCCTTCCAGATCTTGGCCTCGCTGGTCTCGATAAAGCGGATGTTGCCCAGCTTGCCGATCTCGCCGCGGTACATGGCCTCAGGGTCGGCGTACTTGTGCACCTCGATCCACTCCTTGCTGGTCTTGAGGTCGTAGGCGGCGTAGGGGTGGATGATGGCCACATAGCTGTCGCCCAGGGTGTCGGCGTTCATGGCGCCCAGCTGGGCCGCCGCCTGGAAGAACAGCTTGGGGGTCAGCTTGCAGTCCATGGTCAGGGCCGAGCGGCTCTCCACCGCGGTCTCCCCGCTGGAGGTCACCTTGGGGGCGTAGATCACGTTGGTGCCCCCGGCCAGCACATCCCGGGTGATGGTGTCGAGGGTGCGGCCGGCCTGGCTGGCCAGGATGCGGGTGGCCTGCACCACGTTGTTGTCGATGGCGGTCATCTGCAGCACGTCGGTCAGAGGGGTCCAGCCGCCGTACTGGTGCAGGTCGCTCTTGACCACCGAGACGTTCAGGGCCTGGCCGTCGGGGGTCACGCCCTCGGTCAGGGGGGTGGTGGCCTTGGGCAGGCTGTCGTACTTGCGGAACTCGATGGTCTTGCCGCCGCCCACCGGCACGGGGTAATAGTCGGCGAACTGGTCGTGGACCAGCCGGGGCTCAGCCTGGTCGATGAGGCGCTTCTCGTAGAAGCTTCTCATCTCGGCGCTCATGGTGGTGGTGGTGTTCAGCAGGTTGCCGGTGCCGGCCTCCGGCTCGGCAAACAGCTGCAGGTCAAAAGGCAGTTTGTTCCAGTTCATCATGTGTTTCCTTTCTTTGTCGTATGTGTGCCGGCCCCAGGGCCGGTTCGTACCTGTCTCACAGCCGGATCTTGGCCCCGTGCAGGACCTCCCGTTCGATGGCCTCCCGCTGGGCGCGGCTCATCCGGCTCACGTCGGGGGCGGTGGCCGCCGCGCCGCGGCTGTGGATGCCGTTTTCCGCACCCCGCGCCCCGCGCTCCCGGACTCGGTCCATCACGCCCTGTTCCACGGTCCGGGCGGTGCCTTCCATCAGCTGGTCGTAGAAGGCCGCCCGGTAGGCCTCCTGCATCCGCATCCCGGGCATCCGCATCATCCGGCGCATAGCCGGCTTTTTCAGCGCCTCCCGGAAGGAGAATCCCGGGTCTCCCTTGCGCATCTCCGCCTCTTCCAGGGCCCAGCGCCGGTGCAGCGCCCGGATGAACCGCCCCACTTCACCGATCCCCATCATGGGCTCGACCGCAGGCTGCGGCTTCGCCGCCCGGGGGCCGGGGGCGGCGGGGGCCTTGTCCTTCTCCTCGTCCGGGAGCTTGTCCGGGTCCTTCCGGCGCTTCATGGTACCGGAGGCCACGGCCTGGCGTTCCTGCTCCCGGCTGAGGGCGGGGCCGCCCTTTCTGCGCTCCTGCCGGGGCCGGGCAAAGAGCTGCAAATCGACCATCCCCTCCTCGCCCCGGCGGCTGGTGTCCGCAAAGCGCAGGTTGTCGGGGTAGCGCTCGGCCAGCAGGGCCAGCCCCGTCTTGGCCAGCTCAAAGCTGCCGGCCAGACGCTGGTCCGCCTCACGTCCTTTGCCCGGGCCGGCGGTCACCGTGATCCGGGGCCCGCCGGGGC